TTTCAATCACACAATCGCTCAGAGGATATGCAACACAAAGCATAGAGAACCCCTCATTCATTTGGTCATCATCAAGGAAGGATTGTTCGGAATTATCCACTTCACCTTCCACAACTTTACCAACGCAAGCAGAGCAAGCACCAGCACGGCAGGACGAAGGAAGGTCGATGCCTGCGTATTCGGCAGCATCAAGAATGTATTGGTCTTCGGGGCATTGAATAGTTTGTTCGGTTCCGTCAGCGGAACGGAGAGTTACATTAAAAGTCATTTGTCTAGAGTATAATTACTTAAATTGTAGGTTACTGGATGAATATTGTCAATCTTTGCTTGTAATCTGTTTTCAACCTCATACAACGAATTTGTCAATTCTATATTTTCTTCTTTTAGTTTGTTGACTTCATTTTCAAGTTGAGTTAAACGTTCATAAACATCATCCATAGGAGTATTCTGTTTAAGACCCCATTTTTTATTAAACCAATAAGAATCACTCATATTACTCCTATTTCTTTAAGATATGCTTGATACCTCATAAACCCACCAACTCTTACTGGTCTTCCCAAACTGTTACAACATTCAATGTAACTATTAAATTCAAACCACGGTGTTGTTGGGTCTAATTGGGGGAATTGGCTCTTTTGTGTGTAGTTGTTTAATGAACTTAGAAAGTTCTGCAGTTTCGTTCCATTCCCAAATTGTTCCATCTTTTTGCGTATAAGTTCTTTTAGTCATATTTTCCTAAAGCAGACACTATTAAAATTACCACAAACCCCCCTTAAAGTCAATTTTGTATGTTGAGAACGAACGTTGACTTTTTCTACGTAATACACAGTATTTTCAAATAAGATTTTTCTTGGATCATCATTGGTCCCCCAATTAATTTGTTCTTGAGTACAACCAATGTAAATTACTTTATCTCCATGTTTAAAGTTTTCCACCTACTGTGCCCTCGTAGGAAACTCCTACATCATTTAGGATACCTTCTTGTTTCCACTTCAAGTATTGTCTTGTTGCCCTAACACAATTATCTTCAGTCAATGAAGTAATAATTGGTCTGCCATCTTTATCGTAACTGTCCCAAGTTCCCCATTTCATTTGCTTTACATAAAAGCAATCATCATAAAGTTGTTCCACTTTTAACTTCATCAACTTGAATATAAATTTCTGTGCTGTCATTCCAATGACGAATTACACCAGCACATATGAATAAATTAGTAATCAAATAGGTTGCGAACAGAATTGTTCTAATTAGTGCAATCTTATCTGCCTCTTTATTGTTTTTTCCTACTTTTTCTCCCAGTGCCTTGCACCACAGTCTCCACATTTGTTCCAGGTTTAATGAATAGTTGATAATCTTTTTGTTTGAAATTGCACTTAGAGATGTATTTCTCTGCGTGATTCATATTTTGAAAATAACACTTTTTAGTGTCTTTCAATTCTTTTCCATCTTTATGTATAACAAGAATAGGAAACTGTATATGAGGAAAATCTGGTTTTGTTTCTTCTTTTTTGGATGCCATTAGAGTGTATGAATAACAAGGTTTTCTGTGTTTTGTTGTTCTTCTTTTTGCTCTTTGTTTTCTGCTTCTCGTTGTGCTGCGATTTCCAACATTTCTTCGTGGGTGGGATGTTCCTCGGTCATAGATGCTCCTGTGTTCTCTCCATATTATAACACCCTTCCCCGTTCTTGGGAAAGGGTGAAGGACACTTAATTAGGTGTCTGTTTCATAATCTTCTTGATAATACCCACTTACAACTCTATCATCCCAAGCAGTCGGCAACTGGTGCTCTCGTGCTTTCATATGATTCAATCCAGAAACTGGAAGACCCTCCAAGTCTTCTTCGTGTAAGATTCCATCCAACTGTTTAATTTCGTTGAAGGTATGTGGAAAACGAAGTGCTCCCCTATGCATTCCTTCAAGATTGCGATGAGTTCTAGCCATAATGTGTGCGAATAAACACAATACTAATTATATCACTTCTTGAATTCTTTTTCAAGTTCCTTCGCAAGTCTTAATGCACGACGCCATATTAGGTACTTCACAATTGGATTTGCAGGATTATGGAGTATCCACCACTTTGTTTTTTCGTATTGGAACTTTACAATTTTAGATACTAATACAACAGCATAAGCAACACTATCATCTGTTGCTATCAAGTATCCAACAAACATAAAAATTCCAAACCAAAAATAGTAGGAAGTCATTCAGTAAAACCAAGATTATAATCACTAGTATCTATAATCCTCCAATCAAGGTAAAGTTCATTTAGATAATCAAGCAAAGCATCTTCACCTTCAGGAAGAACTTCATCTTCATCCAATTCAAAACTTGCTTCACAAAGTGCTGGACCATATTCTGGTGGGTCATAAAGAGTCGGAGGATATACTTCCACCATATCTTCCACAATACCACGAACATAGATGTGATTTTCGTTTTGTTGAAAGGTTTCAATTGCACTAATCATTTTTTTCTACGAGTTTCCTTTTGAATGAATTTCTTTGCGGTTTCAAGGGAATGATGAACACATATTTGTTGTCCATTATAAATGGAGATATACTTATTTTTGTGCCAGGGCACTGCTGCCCACATTCTATCTGAACTAATGTACCCATCAATTTGTGATTCTTCCATTTTATCTAGAATAGTCATCAAAATCTACATCTGGATGAAGATACTCTATGTAATCTTCAAAATCAACTCCCAAATAATTAGCAAAATTTTCAAGCTCTTCAATATGTTCTTTTTTGATAATTTGTTCCATATTTTGAATCATAAGACCTCATATCAACCGTACTTAGAAATCATTTGATCCAACCTATCCTCTCTATATTCTTCCTCTTGAGTGTCTTCAGTTGTATCTTGAAATTCTTCGTAAATTGTGTCCGAATCTTTTTCCAAAAAAATTGAAGTCATAGAAAATCAATAGGGGTAGAGGACTTGTTCTTATATATCAAAGAAAAGGGGAGTTTCACCCCTCTTCTGTTTTATTTTGCTGAAATTCAGCATCAATCTTGTCGTAAAGTTCAACAAAGGTACTTTTAGTCTCATCATCAAAACGATTCAGACAAACTTTTAGTGCTTTGTCTTTCTTACCAAAGATAGAATATGCTTTGATAATATGAACCAGACGACGAGTAGAAATTACTTCATCAATACCACCATCAGTAAAGGTCTTACGAATAATCTCAGACCAAGTACAGAGATGCTTGATGAAATCAGTATGCTCACCAATCATAGGAATGTTAAGTGATTCTGCCACCTTTGTCAAAATTTTGGTTTCCGTTGCAAGAGTAGGATAATCCTGCTCAAAGGTAATTGGGAATCGTTCTAGAAATGCCTCATTGAGAACATTGGTGCCAATGAACCTTCCATCATCAGAACCCTTACCCTTGGTGTTGGCAGTTGCAATCACATTGAAACCTGCTTTAGGAACAACGTGCTTACCAATCTTCTTCAGAAAGACACCTTTGCCTTCCAGGACAGATTGCAGACACATAATCTTATTAGATGCCAAGTCAATCTCATCAAGCAGAAGGATTGCACCACGTTCCATTGCTTCCACAACAGGACCATTGTGCCATACAGTTTCCCCGTTCACGAGTCGGAAACCACCAATCAGGTCATCTTCATCAGTCTCAATCGTGATATTAACACGAATGAGTTCTCGTTTCAGTTGGGCACAAGATTGCTCAACACCAAAAGTTTTACCATTACCAGAAAGCCCAGTGATGAAAGCAGGATAGAATAGACCAGACTGAATAACTTTCTTAACATCAGAGAAGTTACCAAAGCTGACGAAGGTATCATCTTTTTTAGGAATAAGATTTTGAACGACAGAATTCATAGTTGCCACACCAGGAACCGTATCGGAACCTTCTGCAGCAGGTGAGTTGTAAGTTTCTTCAAGTTCTTGCACGGTTGCCTCCAGATTCCATTTACCACGACCAGTTTTATATTGATTCAGATACTTAGAGAGAGTCGCATACGAAGTACCCAGTTCTGCTGCCACTTCTTTTACAGCATCGACACCAAACTCGGTGCCAAACTTTTCTTTCAGAATGGAGATTGCTTGGTCAGTCATAATGTTAGATTTTGTAGGCATCGGTTTGTTTGATTACTTCGTAATCATAGCACAAAAAAAGGTGCCTCTGGGACACCTTGGGACAGTTTGGGGAGTGGTCTCAACCCATATAACTACCATCTCTATTATATCCATTATTATATGACTTATGAACCCTAGAACTTTGTGCTAAAATTGAAGATTCTTTTTCTCCAGTTTTATCACCTTTTATTTTTTTCATACCTCGTATTTCTCTATGCTTTTTATGTCTTTCTTTGGTGGATTTGGATTTAGATAATGTATTTGTTTCAAAGTTTCTTTCATTTCTAATTTTTTTCTTTTCTTGACCTTTTAGTCCAGAATCAACCATTGCTTCACAAATACTATCTCTCCAATCTTCACTCATATTCACCATGATTGCTTCTGCTGCTTCTTGAGTTTCAGCATACCCTTCATCAAGAAGGTGTGAGAGGATGATGTCGTAGAGGTCTACTTGTTCAGGAAGTCCTTTTTCCCCACCAACTTTACCCCAATGTTTGGGTTTACGTACTCCACCAATCGTTGGACTATCTCTTTCGGATTTATTAAGAATCAACTCATTCTTAAATGCTTTTTGAGCATTTTTAGGCATTTTTCCTGCTTTTGTAGTCTTAAACTTTCTATTTGGTTGAATTCTTGGTTCAGGTCTTCCATATCTTCTTCCTGTGCTTTGAACATATCCATGTTCATCTGCGTGTTTTGCAGTTTCAGGTCCATATCTTCTTTCAATATGTGATCTAATTTTTGCTTCTCGTTCAAAATCATCTTCATCCGCATAATCATCACCCGCAGTAGCATATGCTCTACCATATGCTTTTATAAATGCCTTTTTGAGTCCTTCATCAAGTTGCTGTTCTTGATAAACTTCCAAATATGCTTCATGAAGATTGCGAATGTCTTTAGCGTCCATTTTACAAATACTTTTTAGTTATTTATAAGAGGGGAGTATTAAATACTCCCCCAGGTGGTCAGGCAACTAGAGTAATAAAATTGCTGAGCAGTTTCTTGTTAGTTTTCTTCTTACCCAACATCCTCACAAATGATGATTTAATCTGGGACTTTGTTGCATTCTCAGGAACAGAGAACTCTTCATCTTGAGCAAGAGAAGATGCAAGAACCACATTGAATTGGTCAAACCCAGTGTTTTGAAATTGAACACAACCTTCCTTACGATAATCAGTTTTGATTTTTTCGTATTCCGAAGACTGACCCCCACCATACCAACGATAACAGTTTGAAAAATCACGACTAGGGGTGATACGGAAGTTAATCACATTCACCATAGGGAACTTATCTTTGACTGTTTGAAGAAGAACTTTAGCATACAAAGGGAAGTTATCGTAATTCAAAGGTTGATAGATTCTACCAGTCTTACGATCACGAATTGAAGTCCGAGAGTGTTTGGTATGACCAATTCTGGTTGTACCATCTCCAAGTTTTCTTTCAGTTGTCACTGAATTCTGATACCCTTCCCCGTCAGTCAGAAAGATGACATTGACCTTTTGTAGTTTATTCTTTGCCTGGAAATCAGGAATCAAAGAGTGTAGTGCCATCAGAGATTCACCAATAGGAGAACCAGAAAGGTCAAGATGACGAGGAACAGAACCCATTTTCTTTTGAAAGAAGTAACAAGCAACCCAAATATTTTTCAGTTGTTCTTCAAGAACACGAGTATTTGTTTTGCTGGTGAAGAAGTTCATCAAACGGAAAGAATTCTCAGGTGATAGAACATTTGCAACCCTTTCATAGACAGGAGGATGATTTGGTTGAAGTTCTGCATAAGAATGACAATCCAAAGTAAAAGCATAAACCTCAAAAGGAATATTCACCTTACGGCAGAACCAAATGAGATTTAGAAGTTGCTTGTATGCATCCAGAATGAATTCACCCATTGAACCAGACCAGTCAAGAATGAAGATAAGACCGTGATTCTTACCATCAGGGACTACAGAAACTTTCTTAAACAGGTCTTCGTTAAACTTGTAAGTATGAAGTTTCTGCGTATCAAGAACACCAGTTCTAGCAACACTAGAACGAGCATACTGGTCAGCAGACTTCTTGCACTCAAACTCCTTTACCAGATAAGAAACTTCTTTTTCTGCTGATTTCTTGTAGGTATTATATTCCTTACAAGCAAGGTCATAAGCATCACGAACCCAAGAACCAACACTTGCGTAATGCTCTTTTGCTTTATAATGAATATAATTATTGGGAATAATCATTGTCTCAAGATTCATCTTAGGAAGTTCCACATAATGAGTTTCTTGAGCATACTTATCCACCAAATCTTTAGACTTTTCATCAAAAGAACGAGAAGTTTTGGATTTTAGTTCATCTTCAAGAGTTTTTCCGTGCTTATCACTTGGGTCTTGCCCAAATCCACCACCCTCTGGTGCTTCAATAGACTTGGACATTTCATCACCGAAAGATTCACCTTCAGATTGAGATTGCCCCTGTGAGTCTTGCTCCAGTTCAGTTTTGTCTTTTCCATTAGAATTATCACCATCTTCGGATGAAGAAGATTGTTGAGGAGTTTCTACTTCTTCCCCACCAGGACCAGACATTTCTTCACCACCACCAGGAGTGGGCATATTGCTTATTTTTTGCCTTTTGTATTTTACAAACTCAACAATATCACGGGAAAGTTGCAGCACTTCATCAAAAGTTTCTGTCAATGAAGCACGAGTTAGAAACTCATTTTCTTCATCATTGAAGGCAATGTTGTGAAATGCACCAATTTTGAAGTAGAGATTAATTCGGTCAATAAAACTCAAATCATCCAGTTTTTCATCTTTTGTTGAGAAGAAGTCATCACTATTGAGTTCATTATAACCATTGTAAAAGGTGCGAGAAAGACCAGGATACTTCTTCTTCATCAGACGTTCTACACGAACATCTTCCAGAACATTTACGAAGTCTTTCGGGACTTCTGGGTAATCTTTTGTCCAGTCAATATTATCGGTATGCAAACTATGGCCCACTTCGTGGGCAACCAAAAGTGTATATACCGTATCACTTGCTTTGTCCCAAGTCGGTAAAGTCAATACCCTACGTTCAACATCAAACATAGCAGTTGGAACTTTTTTATGCTCAATGATAATATTTTCCATCGCAAGGCATTTAGCCAGCATTCCTTTAACTTCTAGATTTACCGACATCTGGTTTGCTTTTGACTACTCCGTAATCATACCAGAGACTACTGCTCTTGGGATTCCCGAATGGACACTTGGAAAAGTGGTCCAGGTCTTCCTTGAACCCAACCATCACCAGGACATTCATAACATAACTTTGTTTTATCTCCATTATTCCACCACTTTCTTCCTTTTCTTTTTTGACTTTGTTTCATTTTTGTTTCATCACTAACAATTTTCCCCAAATTGGTTCTTCTTGACTTTTCAGCAAAATCTTTTGTTTTGTATTTCTCACTTTTAGAATTAAATAATCTACCAAGAACCCATCCATCACCAGGACATTCAATAGTATGCTTGTCTATTTCTCCATTATTCCACCATCTCCTTTGAGATACTTGTTGCGAAACCTTTTTCTTATGTTCTTCGGTAAGAGTTTTCCCTATATTTGCTTGTTTAGTTCTTTCAATACAATATTCACTAGGTTTTCTTCCAGAACTTCCTTCTCCACCATAAGACATATTAATCAATAAACCACCTTCACTTTTTAAACCCAAAATAGTGATAATATAATTTTCGTGCTTATATGCATCAAACTCCGTTAGATTTTTCTTTAAAAATATTATTCTATCTTTTGGTGGAGAAGGCATATATTTATTGCCTCTTTTATGAGAACGATATGCTCTATTACCAATACCTTTACCAACATAGTAAGGGGTCTTATCTTCTCTTAACCAAGCATAAGTATAATAAGTATTTTTCATCAGGGACACACACTATACACTATTATTTATAAAAAAAAGGGGTCAGAGACCCCCGTTGTTCCACCTTGAAATCCGTCCCCACCACAGGACGGGTCTTGCAACTCAAAGCTACGAAGTTGCGAAGACCTTTTCATCATACATCAACAACTTTTGAGTGTCAAGTGTTGACAAGACATAAAAATCTAACTAAAATCACTCTGTTAGGTTTGAAGATAAATTATAACTTTAAATCATTTAAAGTTAATTCTTTCCCTTTTATTTTCCACCAATAACGAACATAATTTGAAGAGTCAATTTGAGTTCCTTTATGAGTTGATTGAATAAAATGTGGGTAAAAAGTTGAAGCAAAATTTATATTTTCATAAAATAAGGGAATTGTATATGCATTTTTAACTGCAGGAGAAAACAAAATAGTTTCTATATAAGGAATTGTTTCCTCATTATATTCAACTTTTAAAAAATATTTTTCATTATTAAAATATAAATCTATTAATTTTTTAGCATAAGTTTTTTTAATTAAATAACTTCCTGCAGACCAATTTATATCCCAATTTCTATGATTCAATTTCATATCACTTTCTTGAATCTCTGATTTAATTAATGATAATTGAATTACATTCCAATCTTTTGGTAATTCTTTAGCAAATTCTTGCCAATTGAAATTCCAATAATTTATAGATTCTATTGCCATATCATCTTCAAAAAAGATTGCATAATCAGAATCTGAATTATAATACCACTCTGATATTGCTTTTAAATGGGAAATTGTAGCAGCAATTGCACCAGAATCCATAGACTCAAAATGAAGACCATCAACAATATCGGGTTTATTCCTATAATCTTCTTTCCTACCATCATATGCTTCAATCATTTTTACATTTTCAATTCCATTTAAAATAAATTGATTTTCAAATGATTGTTGTCTGTCGGTAGAATCACTTAAAGAAATATAATAAACTGGGGGAAAATTTATTAATTTTTCGTTCATTATCAATCCTCCGTATCAAAGAAGAACATTTGCCATAGTCTTGCATTTTCCTTATTAGTTCCAAAGTATTCTGAAGCAGAATGAATACAACTTGCATCAAAAATTACAAGACGATTATATACATTTCCAAATACATCTACAGGTTCAAATGGTGTTCTGTCTAAATGACAATCTCCTGGGGTATTAGCCCAATATTCATCCCATCCTTGGTCATAATAAGTTCTTGCTCTATTTTTCTTATCAGCATATAATGTAGTTCCACATTGAAATGGAGCATTGGGTGTGAGATAAATCATACCTCCCCATCTTTGACTATCACAGTGATAGACTAATCTTTCCCCAGACCAACAGATTTGGAATCTTCCATTCATTCCGTGTTCTTCCCACTTTGTGATTTTTTTACCCATCACAGATTCAAATGCTTCTTTTAATCCGGGAAATAAAAATTGATTAAATGTTCTTCTTCCAACAAATCCAGTAATTACACTTTCATCTCCAAATTCTTGTTCCAAAGCAAATTTACGAATCTCATCAGGGTTATTATAAAAATTATCTACAATCCAAGAAGTTGATTTTTTATATTCATTAATAGAAAAACAAGATTTATCTTTTTTTTGTTTAAAAGTTAGTCGTTCTTCATAATCTTTTAGTAAAAAATTATTTGATTCTTCTGATATGAGATTAAAATTATTCTTTTGCATAAAATCTACAATTTCTTCTTTAGAACTTGAATTTTTATACAAAGGTTTAATCTGAACTTCCAACTCTATAGTATCAACTTTATCAATCATTTTACCAAGAGATTTAATTACATTTAAATCATTTCCTTGTGTATCTATTTTGAGAAAATCTATATGTTCAATGCAATTTTCTTGCATAAAAGTATCAATCCTTTTCGTTTGGACATCAATTATTGATACGATATTATCAAAACCTGGATCAAACTCTTGACATTTTTTTGCAAATTCTCCTTCTTTATCAATTTCTAAAAATGAAGAATAACCATAATTGTCATGATACTTTAGAGATTTTACTCCATCTTCATCAGATATTGCCATCTCATAAAATTCAATTCTTGGATCATTTTTATGATTTTCAACAAGAATATTAAATACATAAGGAGCTGGTTCAAATGCATAGATTTTATCAAACCCATCAAATTTAGAGATTGTTTCACCAACACATGCTCCAACATCAAAACCTATTTTTTTTCTTATTGTATTTGGTTCCACGACTTCTTCATTATTACTGACCTTTAAATCTTTATTTTCAAGAGTATATTTTTCTAAAATTGCATTATCAACGTTTATTACTTCCTTGGAGTATTTTGCACTTTCTTGCTTAAAAAAAGTAAATAATTTTTCATTAACAAGATTTTTATAATTATCATTCATCACATTCCAATAATCATTCTTAAGAGATTGAAAAAGTTTTTTACTTTCTTCTCCTCGTCCCCACCACCAGGAGGCAAGTGCTTTTTGGTAAATAAGTGCATACTTTCCTTGATATTCTGGCAAATCTATTGATTCGACCTCATTTTCATAACATTTCAATCCAAAGTCTGCATACAAATAACATTGGTCCCATTCTTCTTTTCTTTCATAAAACAAAGAAAGAAAATAGTATGCCTCTGGTCTTTCTGTCAGAAAAGATAAAGCAGCATGAATTAATAATTTTTCAGTTGCATCTCGTTTTCCTTGACTTTTATAGCAAACGGAAGAACGAAGAAGTGAAGTATATGCAAAATTTTTATTCTCTGTCCTTTCTGCTGCTCTAAAATAATAAACGTGTGCTGATGCGGTATGATTTTGCTTCTCATACCACTGAGCTAGTTTATAATTTTTTTCAGGATTTTCTGTATCCAAACAAAAATCAATTAGTTCATTCATTGATAAAATCCTCCAGAAAAGACTCAGAAATTTTTAAAATATATGCAGCATTATCTGATGCACCAAATGTAATTAGGTAATCATTTTTATATTTTGTCAAACCACAACAAAATTCTATTTTCATGTTTAAGAAAGAAAATAATTTAGAAAATTTTTGTTCTGTAAAATCATGATTCCAATATACAAATCTATGCCTATATGTTCCGTTCTTCCTACCTTGAACCGAATCATATAAATCAGTTTCGTGAATTATCGTTAAATATCCATCTTTGTATTTAATAACTTGAGAACCACCTCTCATATCATTATATCCAGGAACATAAGAAGTAGTTTCTTGGACTATTGTTTCACCTCCATTTGGGTCAAATTTCATAATACAAGTTGGATTCGTCCACTTAATTAAATGAAATGGTTTTCCTTCTATTGGAGTGCAATTTTTCATACAATATTCATCGTCTGGTGGTGGTCCTGGAATTCGGTATCTTGATACCTCCCTTACAGATTCATCATCAAATTCAAGTTCGCACATTTCCATTCTCCCAACACCATTAGGTGTTGTGTCTCTTCTGACACCACATAAGTAAATTTTATCTTCCCAATTTACCAAACGACCATCTTCAAGACCAACAAATTCCCAAAGTTCTTGATCTGGAAATTTGGAAGTATCTATTTTTGAATAGTATTCTACATTTAAATCATCATCTAGTTGTGCAATATAATTCCAAGTTCTAAGATGCATATCATCTTCAGGGTGAACATATGTTAAGGGACCCCAGATATGCTCAAACCTATCCAATTCCGAATGATATAAAGTATAATTAACATTTCTAATATTAACTATTATTTTTTCATTTAAAATTAAAATAGAAGGATTATTTAAAGAAGGACCAGTAAAATCCTTTGAATCAAATATTAAAGGTTTTATTATTCCACCATTTTCTAGTGCGAGTTTAACAAAATTATTCATAAACTATCAAAATAAATATGAAATATATGACTATTTAACATAGATAAAATGAGTGAATTTTTAAGAAAGGGTTGGTATTATATACCAGATATAATTACAAAAGAAGAAGCAATACAGATTAAATATCAAAATTTAATGGGTGCTATAAATGATTTAGGTGGATTAAAAACTCACTTTGACCCAGAAAGAGGAAATGTATTAACTTGTTATGCACCACCTGCTTGTGCTTTTGTTATGAAAAGAATTCAACCAACATTAGAACAATTAGTTGGTGAAGAACTTATACCATCATACTGGTTTTCTACAACATATCACAATAAAGGATGGATGAATTGCCATACCGACCGTCCTTCCTGTGAAATATCAGTCACAATGAATATCTGTGGTGATGCTGCTTGGCCAATTAAACTTAAAGATTTAGAAGGCAACAAACAATCAGTTGTAACTCCTGTTGGTTGTGGCCTTGCCTATCTTGGAATGACCGTTCCTCATTGGAGAAGTCCTATGAGAACTCACAAGAATGATCGTTTTATGCAACTCTTTCTACACTTTGTGCGAAAAAATGGTCCTTGTGCTGAGTATGCGTATGATAAAAATCAAAAATGTTATGACCTACTCAATGGATCTTGAATCATAAAAATAGATCTAACCTCATCAAATCTATTATAAAGTTCTTGAATTTCTGTATGATTTTGAAGTTCAGTTGGAAGAGTTGGAAAACTTGTTGGGAATGTACTTGAGTTTGGCAAATCTCTTAAAGTTTGTCTCCAAGTTTTAAATTCTGCTGAAAGGGTTTCTTGCTCTAAGGATTTAATTGCCATCCAATCAGTAATTTCAAGTATTTTATCACGAATTTCTCTTAAAATGTCATATCTTTTTTCTTGCTGACGATTATCAAATTCTTCAATTTCAGTATCCCATTCTTGTTGAGTGATAATTTTAAGACCTTCACCTTCAGTTTCTTGAATAATGTATGATTCTTGGTAGACAACATCATAAACAGTTTCTGTTCTTGTTTCTTCAGTTGATTCTAAACCAGGACGATTAGGAACTTCAACTTGTTTTTCTGTGAAACTAACTACTGTGATATTTGAATTGTTTTGATATTCAGTTAATTGCTCTTGAGAAACTGTAACCTCATATTCAAAATACTCAGGAATAGTGGATAAACAATATTGTATATTATCTTCAGTAAATAAATTATACTTAACCTCCAACCCCTTAATATTGGGCATCATTAAACCATAAGGTGTATCTGTTGCCCATCCACCAGTATCACGATTAATCCAATAGTGCTTAAGAAGTTGAGACATCTTTAATAAACCTCTATGTTATATTTATCGGCAATCTCTTTGTCCATCTCATCTTTTGTTTTAAATCCTTTGACTCTCATCCAAGTTACAAGAGTATAACGATTTCCAGAAGTTACAGGTTCTACCATATGTGTATACCACCTTGAGGATGGAAAGCAAACAAGAAGACCTGGTTCTGGTTTAATTTTAATTCTTAAATCTGGAAAAGAAAAATATCCACCTTCAAAGTCATCATTTAGAAAAAGAACAGTAGACACATCACGGTCTATTGTCTTCTTCCAAACCTGAGTTCCATCTGGATTTGTCCATAAACCTTCGGCATCATTGTGAGGTTTATAGTGTCCTCCTGGTTCATAGCAAAGTAGTTGTGGTTCTTCACTATCTCTCACTTCAAATCCATAAAAAGGATTGATTACATTTTTTACCACATTATCAAGTAACTCTTTGACTTGTGGAAAAACTGGAAGTAAATCGGCACACTTTACATTTCTTGCCGATAAGTCAATTTTTGATTGTCTTTCTCTAGTCTTATCACTATTTTCAGCATCAAAAACGGACATTTGTTCTTTATGAGATTTTCTCATATAATCCGTTAAAAACTTCAACCCTTCTGGTGTAACAACTTTAGGTTGAATCAAAACATTCGCAAGAATATCATTCATAGTAGAATACTGTAGATGTTTTTATTTAGTTTGAGTTTGAAACTGCTGTTAATTCAGATTTAGCAGCAGTCAACCTTGCTGTCAATGTTGGAGTAGAAGTAGTATCACTTGAAAAATCAAGTCTCATAACAGTAGAAAAATATCCAATTACAAGTGGAGGAAGAGCACGATATCCACCACCAAAATAACCATAAGAAATACTTGAAACTGCTGCTAACCAATATCGATTACTTCCTAATTTTGAACCTGGATCACCCACAGTTTCATTTGAAAAATCAAGTCGGCTCATATTAGATATATTATTTGTTGCAGTTACGCCTCCACCAAAATATCCATAATTACTATTTGATGTTGCTCCCATTTTTTGTTTTGATAATGGAAAATTTGCTGTTGGTGTGAAGGAAACAATTTCTGTAGAAAAATCAAGTCTTTTAAAAGAACAAGTTACAACAGAATTTGAATATCCACCACCAAAATACCCATATATTGAATTGGAAACTACACCAAAACTTGAACAAACGTTTAACATAGTTGTTGTTGGTTCTGATATAGTTTCGCTGGAAAAATCTAAACGGTCAATTTTGCAAGTACCATAACCACCACCAAAATAACCATAATTTGAATTGGATAAACCTCCTAATTCCGATCCACCAAGGTCAATTCTTGCTTGAGGTAAATTTTTTCCACTGGGTGCCGTAGTTCCATTAGAAAAATCTAAACGATCAATATTTGTAGAATATTGTCCACCAAAATAACCATAATAATTATTGGAAAATGATGCAAGTCTATTTTTTGCAATAGTTAATGTATTTGACAATGCTGATATAGATTCATTTGAGAAATCCAATCTATCAATAGTACAAGTATTTCCAGAAAAAGTAGGTGAATATCCACCGACAAAATACCCATAAGTCTTAGAACTTGTTCTAAAAGATGACCCACTATTTGCAACTGCAGAACCTGATCTACTTTGATTTAACAACGTTGCGGTTAAGGTAGATATAGTCTCATTTGCAAAATCAAGTCGTTGTATAGTATTGATAATACCACTACCTCCAGGAGTTCCACCACCACCAAAATAACCATAAGCACCATTTAAAGAACTGGTTGCCGGAGAACTTGAAAATGCAAGTGGTCCCCTTCTTACCGATGGTAAATTTTTTCCAGGAGCACTTACAGTTTCATTAGAGAAATCAAGTCTTGATATTAAACAAACACCAGTTCCACCACCAAAATATCCATAAGATATATTTGATACTGCAGAATGGTCACCAACTCCAGCAGGCAAATTTCTTGTGGGAAGATTTAAAGTTCCATTGGAAAAATCAAGTCTTGTGATTGTACTTACAAGAGTTGGAGTATATCCACCACCAAAATATCCATAAAGATTACTTGATGCTCCTGCAAACCTTGCTCTACTTGGGGAAAAATTAGTGCCTGGGTTACTTACCGTCTCACTGGAGAATTCAAGTCTTGATATAATAGATGCTAGACCGGGAGCATATCCTCCACCAAAAAATCCATAAAGACTATTTGACACTGCTGCTTGAGATGCTCTTGAGACAGCAGTAAAATTCTTTCCAGGAAGACTTAATGTTTCATTTGAAAAATCAATTCTCACTAAAGTATTTAAATATCCACCACCAAAATAACCATAAAAATTGTTTGAGACTGCTGCTATTTGAACTCTTGCTACTGGAAGATTTTTTCCCGGGTTACCTGTTGTATTGGTTGCAAGATCTAATCTCGTAATCGTACTTGACTGAGTAGGAGCATTGACCGTAGTGCCACCAACAAAATACCCATAAGTAGGATATTCGGGCCAATTTGATAAATTTCTTTGCTCTACGTTTAAAGACTGTCTGTCATAAACAGAATTTAATCCAAAAACATCTCCTACAAAAGGCATTTGGTTTCTACTCTATCTTAAGGTCTGGATTGAATAACGATTGAGGAATTTGCTTTTGCTCTTGTTCTTCAACACCACGAAGAAGTTGTTGATCCATACCAGTAATCTCCTCAATACCAGAAGCAACTGCCTGCTGAAGACTATTCAGGAAATCCATAGGATTATTTGGATCACCAAAAGTTCCTTTGGTACGATTGACATCATCTGTAAGAACCGTAGGAGCACTTGCACGTCTCATTGAACGAATATTACCAGCATTTACTCCAGTTCTTGCGGCAAGTAAATCATCAAGTGATTGATTCGCAAGTCTGCGTTCCCAGTAGTTTGGTTGGTCTTCATTATATTGTTCTCTGGTAATTAACTTACCACCATTCAGTTCAACCAAACGATTAATGAGTTTATCAAAGCACTCCAGTTCTTCTACACAAGCTTTGAACCCACGATTCAAACCCTCAAGCATACGATGAAAATGAAACTCATCAATATCATACCAAGATAATTCTTCACCACCTTGTCTTGTTTTCCACCAAATTGGTTGTGTCTTATCTTTTCCGTCCCACTTATAATGAAATTCTCTTGCTGCTCTTTTTGCATCAATGACTTGCTGTAGAAGACCTTCTGCTACACTTCTACGATTGACAAGTGCTGCCTTAAATGCTGATGGAATTGTGAAATTATCGTGAATGATAAACTTTTCAATCTGGAAATCTGAACGACCTTGTGCGAGTTCAGTTTCACTTTGTTCCCAACGAGTTGCCTCTTGAAGAACCTTAAGCATAAACTCATTATCATCACCTAAAACTTCTTTAGATGTTGCAAGTGCAATTGCTTCATAATTGTTAGACATACTTATCCAATTTAACTAATAGTGTTGTTTGTATTTATCAAGAAAACCTTTGCGTTACTGCAAGAGACAATCTTTTATCGGCAATTTCCTTTCCCCACTTTTTACAGAAGTGTAAGTATAACTGCTCTGTTCTTTTATCTTTCTCTTCTTTAGTTTCGTGCTCTAAAGTTCTATGAGAAAAATGAAGAAGATAAGACTGATGATTAAACTTTGTTTCAAATCCAAGTTGTTCTGCTCTTAGTCCATAATCAATATCTTCACCACCACCCTTTCCAAACTCTTCATCCAATAAACCAACCTTTGAACTGACTTCATAAGGAACATAAAAACAATAGAATGCTTTGATTAAGTTTGGTGCCACGTTCTGTAGTTGAGATGTAATTTGAGAAGAAATTTGATTTAATAATTCTTCTTTACCAACAAATTCTTCAAGTTCCATTTCACCCTTTATCCAATCACCTTGTAAGTGTTGATTGCATAAAGGAATAGAAACTGAATTTAAATCTCCTAAATTTTGATTCCAGTTTTTTGTAAAGATAATATCATTATTCAATCCGATAAAATCGGCACCATCCATAATTGCTTGCTTAAGAATAAAGTTCATATTCTCGGCAAATGATTTTGATGAAGCATTCGAAATAACCGTAACATTATCATAATGCTTTGAAAATGTTTTGTCATTATCAATTAAGAAAAACTTATCTTGTTTTCCGAAAATACTATTTCTAAAGAATGTATCTAAAGCATAATGAGTGTATTTTTCAGAATACTGCATTGTCGTCATACAATAATATCTTGGTCTTTGTGATTCTGAACCTTGAATATCTTGAATAAGTTTTTCCCAAGCACCTGCGATTTTCTTCCAATCATAAGTTTCTTTTGTGATTTGTGAGAGTTCTTTTGTCGCAGCATAAAAAGTCTCTGGTTCCTTATCAAAGAAATCAAAACACCTTGAAAGTTCTTGTGCAAACTCATTAATAAACTTTGGAGATGGTTCCCAACCAACTTGGGTATTTTTTCCAGTCATTGGAATATACTTACCACGATTGAATGAGACCTCTCTCAGTGCCCCTATATCACTCGTGATTGGATAACAACCACATACCATTGCTTCTGCCATAGACACGCAGAAGGTCTCCTCCCAGACATTAGGATGCATAAAGAACGCAGCATCTTGTATGTGTGGAAGAAGTTGTTCTCGGTCAATGCAAGGAGAATATTCTACTCCAGGAAGAGACTTCAGTTCTTCAATTGCTTCTAAGTGTTCTGGAATTTTAAAGTGCTGTTCGTATTGTTCTCCATAAAGATTATGAGAAGAAAATACTTTTAGTTTTGCATCTGGATGATTTTTAATGACTTGTTTCCAGATTTTTGGAAGTGGTGCAATGCCCTTATGTGGTCCAGAAAAGTAAATTGCCGTCTTGGATTTTGGTGATTTGAGATGAAAAATATCCGCAACACCATTTGGAATAACTACAATCTTTTCTGCTGGTGCTCGGTTGTATTTGATATATTGCTCTGCTTCCCAGTTTGATACACAGACAATCAAATCAATCTGTGATACAAGTTCTGGAAGTCTTAAAAGTTGTGGTTGGTCACAATTATCGTGTGCCCAGAGTATTTTATATTGCTTATTTGATTGTGCTAAGACTTCTATGCTTCTTGAAACTTCAACATTATTTGGAAATGAATAATATTGATTGAGATAATAAAAAGAACTTTCAGTTGCTCCAGATTTCATATCAAAATGATGTAAGTGATTTTATTTAGTTTGAGTTTGAGAC